GCTTGCTTGGATTCCTTGATAGCAACTTCCTTGTCCGTGAATATCTCAAACTTCTGACCGTCAATGTAGGACACCAACGGTTTTCCGATCCCAGTTCCAAGACTCTTGATCGTTATCGTGTGTCCCTTGTATTCAACATCAAGGAGGAAGAACTCCTTTGCCATCATGGGATCAACATAGAGAGCCTGGGTCTCTGCATCAGCTTTTATCTTCTCCGCGTCAGCTTTAGTTGAGTCTGGACTGACAGCCTCCAAGACTCCTCTAGACAACTCATTCCTTACTTCTTGAAGCCTTTCTTCTATCTTGTCACTGACGATGGTCAACAACGACTTGCGGAATGATTCCGCGTCTCCCTCAATGACATGATCAATTAGTTTTATGGTTCTTTCTTTCATAGACCGTATTCCGTTTGATCCTGCGGTATGAGGCCCTTCTTCCTCTCCTCCTCCATCTCAGCCTCCATGGCCATGATCTCCTCGTCGCTCAACTTGAGTACATTCTTCCTTATCCATTGATACGAGAAGAACTTTCCGACATATTGAGTGAGGTTCTGTAGTTCCTCGACCTTGTCCTTTCGCAGTTCCGCTTCCTTGAGCTCGGAGAAGTAGGTGTCTCGCTTGAAGTCAAAGTGAACATCGGTCTTGATCCTCTCCCACTCGTCCTTGCTCAGTATCTCCCTCAAGACGAGTTGCTTTCCGAGCAAGTCGTAGAACAACTCACCGAACTTCGTCCTCAACTTGTTCACGAACTTCGTGAACTTCACCTCGTCCCGAGTGATCTCGGTGGATCTTCCTAGGGTGAATCCCGTGTCACTTTCAAGCCTTGAGACTGGAACATTCAGGGAACGATACAACTTCTTCTGGAAGTACTTGACGTCATCCATCTCGGACAAGTTCTGACCACCAGGCAATGTCTGTATCTCCGTTCCCTTTCCACCCTCACGACGAGGCATCCAGTAATCCTCCAACATCGTCATGAACCTACGATCGTCACGGATCTCTCCGGTGTTGGCGTCGTAGATCAACTTGTTCCTGTGCTTGTTCATCAAGTCGCGGAGGTATTGTTCCGCTTTCTGCTTCGGAAGGTTTCCGACATCCACATAGAATATCCTTCTTTCTGGAGCTCGCGATATTCTGTAGATTACCACCGCGTCCTCCATCATGCGGAGTTGGTTGAGGGACTTGATTGCTTTGTGAAGGTGTCCTACAATCCTCTTGTTCTTGGTGTCAAACATTCCAGAGTGGACCGCAGCGATGGCGTCTGGTGATATCCGCAATCCTTGGACATCGGGAGCGGTAGCAAAGTTCTTCTGACCACCTGGAAACACATACTTATGGAATATGTAGAAGTCCTCGGTGTCAGATATCAACTTGGTCCCATCTCCTCTAGTCTCCTTGTTGAACTGTCTTATCTTCTGTAGATTCAGGGGATCAATGTATCTCAGTTCAACTATTCCCCTCTTGAGATTGTTCGGATTGACTATGACATGAAAATACAACCTACTGTCAATGTACCAACGACGAAATATCTCGTATCCCTTGGTGTTGAAGTTCAGAAGTTCAAGGATCGTCTTGAACTCCTTGATCACCAAGGACTTGATCTCCTTGTCCAAATCCGTCTTGTCAAGGTTTATTCGAACCACATCATCATTGTCACTTGAGACTATCGTCTCGTTCACTATCTCATCCACAGCTGTCTCGCATTCGGGATGCAAGGACATGTCCCTGTACTTCTGTATCAACTCATAGTCACTACGGGTGGATCCGTCCAGATCAACATACTGTCCGTAGAATCCACCCGTTTCGACTACCACAGCACCATCGTCAGTAGTAGGAGGAACAAAGGATGTTAACTTTGATTCCTCCTTCTCCTGACTAGTTTTTCCGAACTTCAGACCGAACAGTTCAAATGCCATTATGTATTCCTATCTGGTCAACCTATTATTGGTTCACGCCTTCTGAGATGAAGTATTGATAAGCAATCGTGACTGGGAATTCTTCTATAGCTGTCTGTTGATCAAAGGAGAGTGATATCGCACCAATGGTCACCGGCCAACAACCCACGAAGTTATAGGTCTTGATTTCGCTTCCATCGCGGGATAGTTGCGTTACCGACCAGTTCTGTGCATATCCATCCAACGAGTCTGGACCGATGTTGTTGGATATGTCGTTGATCAGGTTGCTCCACTTCTCAAAAGCATTGCGAAGACCAAAGGTGGAGTCATTGTATACCGCTATCTCCCAGTTATCAAAAGATCTGTCGCCAGCCATCTTGAGGATTCTTCCTCCTGGCGCTGGAACAGCCACCTCACCGAGATTGACTGCTGGAATACTAGCTGACTTGCAAAGGAACTGAATCTGATTACTCGGATTTCCCCCACCAATCGCAGCTGCGCCAGCCACACCAGCTGCGATTCCCGCACCGGCACCACCACCAAAAATTGCGCCTGCCGCAGAAGCAGCGGCATTTACTATACCAGCTCCCGTTCCGGGAAAGTTTCCTCTGACAACGTAAAAGTTAGCTCTCGCTCCACCGTTGATGAGGTTTGCTCTGAATTGATCTATGTTGAATGGCATGTGGTTTTACTCCTTGTTTGTTAATATATTTATGCGCCTACTTCTGCGAAGCTCACGCCCGTTCTAGTTGCGATGAAGTTTAGTTGAATGAAGTTGATCGTTCTGGTCGGTTTGATGTAGATGTCAGCAACGAACTCGTTCCTATCTATCAGGTCTGGAGTGTTGTTGCTCTCGTCGCAGACCACCTTGAAGTCAAAGATTCCTCTTCTTGCCTTTACATCGCGGAGGAATGGTTCGACAAGACTGCGGAATTGTTGACGGGTGAACGCATCGTTGAACTCAAACAACGAGTACTTCGATGCGGCAGAGATTGCCTTCTCAAGGACGATGAACAATCTACGGACATTGATGCGGTCAAACGCACTTGGTTTGTTCTGTGCAGTCTTGTCTCCGTACAGGACGGTCCCTTCTCCCACGACCGTTATGACCGGATTGATTCCTTCTGGGTAGATTTGGTCTCTCGCTGCCAAGTTTGGATTGAACGCAAGAAGTTCAACATTTCTGACTTGACCACGATTCAGTCCAGCTGGTGAATACCAAGGATCAAAGGTAGAATCGGTTCTTGCCACTATTCCAGCAACATCACCATTCAAAGGAACCCATCTGGTCACTTGGTTGTATGGATCTGTTTGCTTCTTGTAACCAGAGTCAACCACGACATAGGACGAGGATGTGACATCATTCTGCCTGAAATTCTTGCAGATGGTGATCTTCTCGGAGTCCGTCTTGTTGTACTCGTCTCCACTCACGGGACAGGAGACGAAAGCAACGCAGTCCTTCCTGTCCTCAACCAAGTCCTTTAGGTACTTGACATTTGTTGTTTTGGTGGTTCCTCCGATGAGGAGACTTACATCAACACTTTCCTTGTCAGCAAAGAGTTGATATCCCTTTCCAGCCGTGTTGTATCTGTCTGAATCACTGGCTCCAAAGGAACCTGTTCCACCAGCAAGGGACTTGGTGAAGGAACGTGGGGTACTCCAAGTGAAAGAGTATCCGTCAGCATTTAGCGTAGCCCCGAAGGTTCCACCAGCGAAGTAGTTGGTGAAAGCATACGAATCCAAGCTACCAGACACCTTGAGATATCTTGATTGATTGTTGATCACATTCACCAAGTAGTTGCTTTCCCCGTTGAGGTTCTTTGCTTCTGGATGCAATGAGACATTAGCAAATCTTTCAAGGACTGTTCCTGGTTCATTGGTGAATAGACCATCTTGGTCAATCACAGCAACATGAACTTGATCGTACACATTTGCCGTACCCGATATGGAAATCAGATTGTCCGATGATTGTGGTGAACGACCGAAGAAGGAATAGTAGTTCCATGAGGAGGTCACACCGTTTCCACCCACGGAAATCTGTAGGGAGTTTCCGAGTTCTCCTGGAAAACGAGCGTGGAAGTCCGCGCTCAAGGTGGTGATGTCGGTCCCATCGTTGGGGATGTAGGTGGTGGTAGCGGTGGTAGCGGCGTTCTTTGCGTCGTCATGGACCACCCTCACCACCAATAGATTTCTTCCATAACGAAGGAAGTTCTCAGCTGAGAACCAATCAGCCGCATTGCTGTTGTTCGGCGTGCCGAACAAAGCTACATAGTTCTTCGGTGAGTCTACCGTTATGACTTGATCAGCTGGACCCCATTGATATTGACCTGCAAATCCACCGATGGTGGTTGCCACCGATGGAACTATGGTCGTGAGGTCTACTTCCTTTACTGTTACGCCTGGACTGACTTGAAATGCCATATTCTTTTCTCCTTGATTGGGACATGGAGTATCTTTCTAGGGTATATTTAGTTTTTTTAGTTTTTTGGCTCAAGACCAAAAGAAGCTAGTGTCGTCGTCCATATTCATGTCGGAGGGGGGTAGAACC